CGACAAAAGGAGTTCAAGGTTATCAACCGCCCTGCACATAACACGGGTTTGGCAAAATGGCTGTTCAGTAATTCTATCAATCATTCGTTTTTAATTTTAAAGTTTAGTAATTCTATTTAGCTTCGGGTTTAGCCACTTCGCCAAGCCCGATAACGTTATAAGCCATTTTCAAACACAGCAAGTCCTAAGTCGGGGTGGACACAATTTCGCAAAACCTGACCTGGACAATGATTGTCTTTATAGTAAATATTCCCTTCGTAGTGAATACCTAACCATTCTTTCAATTCCTGCGTTTCTGCTACTGTTCCTTTGGTTATAAATCCTTTTGGCTGTTTTGGCTCAACTACATTCTTAATCTCAAAATTTGCCCAGAAATAATGCCTACCAATTACAGCCGTTGGTTTTATCAAAGGTTCATAATATGGCTTTACATTTTCAACTACCCATTTGCCTTTATAGAAGTGTTGCAAAAAGAGTATTTCCTGGTATAGGCTCATATCTGTGTACCTATTCTTTTTATGCCTTGTTGCTTTCATCATTCTGCTATGCGTTTGGCAAGGTGGCGAAGTCCAGATAAAATCAAATTCGTGGCAATGGTCTAAAAGGTATTGGTGAGCATCGCCAATTATTACAGTATCGTTTGGGAAATTTGCCTTATAAACATTGGCAATATCTTCTTCCATTTCAACGGCTGTAACATCAACACCCTGCCATTTCTTACGGTTTCCGCCTAATCCAGCATAAAGGTTTAACACCCTGCCAGAAAACGGCTTATAACATTGCATTGGTGCAATAGCCGCTGACGGAAATAAACTGGTCTGTGTATCTATATTCAACTTCATCTGTTTTTGAACTTTAGTAATTCTATAGCGGCTACTGCCACCAATGCTTCAACGTTAGTGGCAATGCTACCCAAACACACGAGCAACTGCCAAATCATAATATTTTACCTCTTTTTCAATTCCAATAAAAGAACGGTTCAACTCCTTTGCACTTAAACAAGTTGTTCCTATTCCCATTGTATTATCCAAAACAAGTTCGCCATCATTTGAATAAGTGCTAATAATCCAATTCATTAACTCCAATGGTTTTTCAGTTGGGTGTTGTTTTGCCTTTTGGTTTGCGTTACTAATCTCAATAATGGAAGTCGGATAATATTCATTATTAAACTTTATATCTTCTTTATAGCTTCCATAAGTTCCTTTATTTCCACCTACATATCCACCTTTTTTTCGTGGCTTCCCTCTTTCTTCCATTATTGGGTTGTAAGTGGTTTTTCCTTTGGCAAAAATCAAAATATCTTCGTGCCTTCTTAATGGCATTTTTTTAGCGTTTAAAAATCCGCTTGTACTTTTCTTATCCCAAATCAATTTATACTTAAACCATTTCGGGTTACTCATTATTAAAGCACCTGTAAAAATGCCATCAGCAGTCAACACTATACAACCATTATCAGTAATTATTCTTTCATATTGTTGCCAAAGTAAATCCAAAGGCAAAACGCTATCCCACTTGTTTTGAGTAGTTCCATAAGGCAAATCTGCCAAAATAAGTTGAACCGATTTATCAGGAATAAGAGGTAAAATATCCATACAATCCGCATTGAACAAAGCACTGCCACTAACATCGGCTATATGCAATAGCGGGTTCGGTGCGTTATTCAACATTTGTTCTACTATCATCATTCGTTCTATATTTATAGTTTTTCCTCCCTTAGAAGGCGAACCGATTCCTTTGCGAAGTTTATTGCTGGCTCAATCGGTAAAAAAATGTCGCCTTTATGGTCATAACAGATACTTGGATTTGCTGAAAAACCTCCAATTATCACTTTGAATATTTCCAACAACTGCGGGTCAATCTCATTTGACATCGTTTCCTCAGTCGATTCGGGCCATGCTTCTAGTGCGTCTTCGCCAATGTAAGTATCTAGTTCTAAAATCTTGTAGTCGGGGCCACTTCTACTATTTGGGTTTGCAACTTCTTCAATGTGGTATTTAGTAGACTTTTTAACCTCTTCTAAAAGCGTGATTTTATTATACATTTTTCCATACTCCACATCATCCCTGAGTTTTACCGCGTCTACCGCTTTGAATTTTGCCATGTTTATTCTTGGTTTTTATTACTTTCTTCATACTCTTTTGCCTTCAGTAGTAAATACTGTTGTTGATCCAGCCATCCGCCTTCGTAGTAGATCATTCGGGTTGGGTTGGATTTGTCGTCGGTTGTCTCAGCGTACAAACGATCAAAGTCTTTCATCCAGTCCTGAATCATTTTTTCCTCCCTGGTTAATTCTCGAATCTTCAAATGTTCGGTTGGTTTGGCCTTAACATCCAGCTTGTCCGTAACATCGTGAAGTATCTGTTTCATTTGCGGGTGTTGGAATATCTCATAAACGTTGTTGTTGGCGATCTGGTCACTATCCCTTTTTTTCGCTATTGCCGCGTCGCGTTCCTTCTCGTATTCCTTCAGCCATCCGAATATCACCATTTGATCCATTCGGTCGTAAATCTGGCCGTACTTTCCCATTACTCCATTGCGAAAACAAAGGTCAATATCATCCAATTTAAACCGCCACATTTCTTCTACAATGGATTCAGCGCACATTGCGATCTGTTGTCCGGTCATATTCCGACCAATGTTAAGACTACTGCACAATCTGGAAATCAGTAAAGTCACCTTCGCCACCGTCTGCGGCCTGTTCTCCTTGCGAAGTGTGCTGATTTGGCGTTCCTGTGAGTCCATAACTTGCGGCAACGATAGTGAGGGCTTCTGCTCCCACTCTGTTGTAGTCGACGGCTTGCTTAGTGCCTGATTTTGTGGTGTTTCCATTGCGTATTGAGGATATAATATTGACTAAATTTGAGTTGATTTGTTCCAATTTCAACTGACCTTGATGGAATTTATCCCACTTTTCAAAGTGATTCAGGAGCCATTGCCACGCCTTCAAAGTTTCAGCATCCAAAAATTCGGGCGCGGCCCCAGCGTTTTTATTCGAAACCTGACTTTTGAGGTATGTGATTATTTTTTTGAGGGCTGTTCTTCCAGCTACCGAAAACTGTTCAGTGGTTCCGGTTCGTTTTTTCAAAAAAGCATTGTAAGATTCTAAAAATGGATTTGTCAATCCTTCCGATTTATCGGGAGAAGGTTTCTTTTTATCCTTATCTACATTTACATTCTTATCCACTTCTACATTTACATCTACATTAGCTTTCGATTCGCTTACATTTTGCTTCGGTTTTGCTTCGGTTTTGCTTTCTTCCTGCTTCTGTTTTGGTTGCTTTCCGTTGTGATACTTCTTAATGTTTGCGGCTATGTTAGGTTTGATAAGAGTAAAAATAGTTTTTGATAGGCCTTTCAATTCAATTTCATTGAAGTTAAGTGAGTATTCAAACACAGCTTCCCACACCTCTGCCTGATTGGTCTTTGGTAGCTCCTTGATAGCCTCATAGAAGCTCCGGTAGATGATAGTGGAATCCCTCATGCTGAAATGGTGAACCCCGTCCACGAACTGCCAACTAGAGCAACCAAGCCACCTATGATGGTGTACGCAGAACGAGACGGGGTGTTTTGTTTTAAATTCATTACTTGGTTGCTGGTGCAATAATAATCAGGAAATCCGAATATGCAAATTTATTTTTTCTCTTTCATCACCTTCCGGTACTTCTGTTCAACTGCATACTGTTTTCTTCTCAGTTTCCAGGCGATCAGATAAGTGTCAATCTTTCCCCAATTTTCTTTGAGGTAGTCGACTTCGGATTGTGTCCAGTGGTTCATTGAAATGCGGGTTGTGAAAGTGCTTCTTCAATAGCCTCGTTCATATCTTCTTCTTCTGATTTGGTTTGGAGTTTTGATAATTCAGTTTGATGAAACCAAATCTTATTTGTTCTCGGGAATGTTTCAGCGGTTCCGCACACGGTGCAAAAGCCACTTGTGTTGAACCAGTCCCTATAATCACCAACATCGTATAAAACACCACCACAATTACATGTGCAGTTTTGCGCCGCTCTTATCTCTACGACACTTCCTTTTTTCAATTTGTCGCCATCAATTAGCAAGACAGCTTCTTCGCCAATATGAAAATTACTCATAGCTCTAAAGGATTATGGTTCAACAAATAGTTTTTCAATCTTTCGTTTTCTGCCTTCAGCTTATCAACGTATTCACTTTTGTAAGTGTTCTGCGCTGACTGGTCAAGACGTTTGAAACAGTCCGCGCACTGATCCATTAAAATATTTCTTTCAATTCTCCATTTGATAGCAAGAAAAGCGGATATACCTAGTAATGCGATTAAGATGTAGATGGTCATGGGTTTTGAAGTATTGGTTTTCTAAAAATTTCAACGTATAGATCCCGTTCTTTGGATGCCTTTTCGATTTCGGCAAGTAGCATATCTTGAAACGGTTTGTCGGCTGTGATCTTTGTCCAGAACATTCGACTTTCAAGTGGTATGTCGTACTCAATTTTGTTTCCATCGTCATCAATTTCAGAGGATGTCATGTATCTGACAAGGTAGTGAGTATCTACTTTCAACGACATCATTTGCATTTGTGCCTGAACGAACATAGACTTCGGCACGTTTTGAAATTCGGGTTTTGATTCCTCAACGAACATTAGCTTTTGATCGAAGAAAGATTCAGTCGGACACTTCACGTCGACAGAAGCAAGATGCTTTCCTGAGAAGTCAACTACAGCAAAGTCCGGTGTCGACCCACAGTTTTCGTTGATCTCGAAAAACTCTTGGTTTAGATAGTCAACAATCAGTCCTGTGAGTTCCTGAAACTTTGCACCGGCCTCACCTTCATTCATGTGACCGTGTTCAGTGTGTCGATTACTAAAATTTGATTTAGCATGGCCCCTTACAATTTCCTCGGCTTTGGCCCGAATGTATTTGTCCCTTGTTGCTCCTTTGCCGCCAACTAAAAGAAGGTGCATGGATGATGCGGTAAATTTACCTAGTCTTTTATTGCTCAGATTCATTTTTCAATTGGCTTTTGATTTCATCAGTTAATGTAAAACGCTCTGCAATTTTTGCAATGTCACCACCTTCACGAAGATGTTGAACAGCCGCCTTCCATGCCTTCATTTCAGGATTCAAAACAGGCGGCAAGATTTGTTCTGCACGAACACGCAACGCCTCAACCTGTTCACCAAATGCGTCAACTAATTCGGTAAAGATTTTAATTTTCTTTCCAGCCCATTCCTCAATATAAGGAGTGCCGTAAATCTTTGTGATGGTTTTCGAGTTGATGCGGTTTAAGATCATTGGCTTCTCTGATTCGACCCAATGAACAACGGTGCATTCTTGTTTCTTACCACCTGTACCTGTCACCTTTTCGCGGACAACTGATTTAATGGTAAGAATTTTTTCTTCCCCTGGAGTTAGTGAATACGCTCCAAGATAATCAGGATTGATTAATTTTTTCCAATGCGTTAAAGTACTCATTTTGATTTTAGATTTAGGCGAAGTTAATAAACAGACTTCAATTTTGAAAGTGGAAACCGTGTCAACTTTGCAATCTTAACAAGGTCTTCTTTTTTCACCTTTCGATTACTAAAGTCTCCATTATTCCAGTTGCTTAAAATACGTCTCGCAGTTGATGGTGACACTTCAGGAAATACAATAGTTGCAAGTTTTTCCTGCGTCATTTTATCACATTCTTTACATGATGCATTGTGATGACGAATAGCGGCTGTGATGTTGATGTAGGTGGTTTTCATTAACGCTGCGGACTGTATTTAATTATTTCAGAATACAAAACTTCTTTCATTGCACGGGCAACATGAAGTCGTTTGGTCATCTTGTAATGAAACTTTGGCTCCCACGGTTGGCGAACTGTTTCGAGTACACGCTTGATCTGTTCAAGACGTGCCTTTTTTTTGTTGAAGCGATACAACATACATGCTGTATAATGCTCTGGTGATGAGTGTGATTCGATCATTTTATATTGATTTATTAAGTTCCATCTGTAATTCTCTAACCTGTGATTTAGGTAGTTCGTACCATTCGCCATCTGCACCAGTACAATCTACTTTATTCAAAAGATATTTGAACTTGTATTCGTACCAGTTGCCTTCATCTTCATCCCTGTCTATTCTCACCAATTCTGCGCGGCAACAACCATCAACAAAATAAGATAAGAACTCGTCACTGATATTAATAATTTCATACTCACCAACGACAATTGGAAGATCTTCATGGTTATCGATGTAGGTTTGAATGAGTTCGATTAGTTCCTTCATATATGGTTAGTTTATACGCACCAATCCCCGACTTTGTTTCAGGTCGGGGCGGTGGTTTGTCCGCAGATTTAGCGGAACTGCGGATTATTTTTTGCTGTCGTATTGCTTGCGCAATTCGGTGTTGCGGTAAAAACTTTCTCTTTTGCTTTCAAGAAAAATCATTTCAACCTCACCATGAAAAAATGCGGTGTGCTGCACCTGTTTTTCTGTCGCAATCCATTTACTTACAATCCAATACATTTCAGCGTGTTCACCGATGTATAAATTTCTATCTGAGTTACCTTGGGACCACATCTCCTGGGTTTTCAAAGCATCTTCGTTGCCCTCTTGGTATATGCAGATGGTTATAGACGCTTCACCTTTGATATCGTCGCGATAGCTTGGGGCTTCGCCGTCTTTTTCAAGTTCTTTCTCGAAGAACGACAGTGCCTGTTCGTAATTATCGAATCTTGAAACCTCGAAAGTCTCGCCACTACCCTCAGTTGAAGTTTCGGAAACAATAATGAATTGTGATTCAAAAACCATCATCGGTCCCGGAATAGACTTCAACTCCTCGTACGAGTAATTGCATTTCTGTGAATCAAATTCGCAACACTCGTCGTTGTAGTAGGCTATCGCTGCGTTAGCTGCGTCTTCGTAAGTTAAAAAAATACCGTTGTTGCGAAATCCGTACTCGCGACCTTCTACCTCTGTACTGAATGTGAATGTGTTTTTCATTTTGCTAAATTTTAATTTGTTTGTTGTGTTTTAACCGCCTAACCCCGCAACTTGGTAGAGGCGGGGCGGTGGTGTTGATCTTTGTTCGTAGCTCAACTATTTTGAAAGCCAAAGGTCTATTTGTTTTTTTGCGGCTCTTAATGATTTGAAGTCCTTTGTCAAATGGCTAGAGTGATTAGAATAGTAAGCAGTAAAAAAACCATTAGTTCCTTCAATGATGGTGCGGTTGCGGTAGGTAATCTCTTGTTTCATGTTACTATTTGTTTTAATTACCCGACAAATGTACGGTTAACCTTCCCCTCATTCCAAATAAATCTTCAACTATTTTTACTTTGTAGGTTTGACGCGGCTAAGCGAATGTATATTTTCCCCTGTTCGGGTGAAGTTCAAAGTACATCCGCATCATTATCATGTCGGCAAAGTCGGGGGAAAAGCCGTGCTGCCTTTTGATGTCCTCTTTTTTGGTGACTGTTTTGCGTTTGTCCTCACCCGTAGTATTGCGGATAGTGTCGAGTTCTTTTACAATCGTGTCACGCATTGAATGATCGTTAACGTGAACCTTGTTGAGTTTAATGTAGTCGCTCAATTTGTAGTAGCACTCAGATTTCAGGCTTGCAAAGTGTTCTTTATCCACTGCGCTAGACCCGTTTAAGAACTCACGACAACGAAGCAACCCGCTAACCCCGATACCAAGACCATCAGAATCGACTACAGCGTTGTTTAAACGCACCGAGTTATCTTGCGCAATCTGTCTTATTATTGTTGCGACTTCGTGCGGATATTTGTGTTTGAACTGGTGAATCTTAATCAGGTTCAATCCTTTCCATATTCCGATCACTGTTCGGTCATTTCCCATTGCAGCAGGATCGCACGTGATATACATTTCACCAACACCCTCAGTATCGTTGAACATTTGAAGCATTGAATCATGTTCGAAGATTTTGTCAGGTGATAGATCAAAATCCCAATCCCCATCCCGAAGACGTTTCCGGTCTGATTCAGGTAGGTTAGATAGTTGTTGGAAGTATGTTTCGGGAAGGTAGGGGTTGTCTTCTGGAAGAGCCGGAACAAATGCGACTTCCGGCTTCAACTGATCCTTTCTCCAAGGGTCGTAAATCTCATTATACAACCATCCTTTTGATGGGTTACATGTAAGAAGTATCTTTGGTATTAGGTCGTATTCGGTCAGTTTGTAACGAAGTCGGGACTGCACAATATCAACGGCTTTCTTTGATACCTGAGAAACCTCATCAATAAAGGCATCAGTGATTTCAAGTGAACCAAGTGAATCGAAATTCGGGTCGGACGGATAGGCGAATAAGTCCTTCAGTATTATTTCAGATCCATTGGTGAAAGTTATTACGTTCGATTGAGCATTGTAGAAATAGTGTTTCGATGCAGTCATTCCAAGCATCGAACAAACTTCAAAGAAAGTGTTAAGGGTAGTTAGTTTGAGGTTCTTTAATTCAGACCGACCAATCAACCCGCGTGTTCCTGCATAACGAAGTCTACGCTTTATCTGCCAATAGCATCCCGTAAAAGATTTGCTCCCGCCAGCAGCTCCGCCATATAACACCATGCGCTTTTCAGAGTCACGCGAAAGGTGGCTCATACATTCCTTTTGCCTATCAAATAGAACTATTTCACTCATACAAGTGAACGAAGATAAACCCTTTCCTGTTCAGTAATCAAAAGCAATACTTTTTATAGAATGTATAAGGAACTACACCAGCTTTGTAAAGAAACCAAATCACCAGGCGATATTTTTTGAAATTATATCGTTTGAAGTCTTCACGCTTCATGTGGTCCGATCCCAACAAAGTCCAAATTCTATCAGCACCATCACCAAGTTTACCCATCTCAAATGATGATCGTCTGGATAGTTCTGCCTCGGCAAGTTTGCGAGACATTATACCAGAGCGAACGCGCGCAGACAAGTAGACAATCCTTTTGTCAATCTGGAATTTTGTTGGCAGCAAGTAAGATCCAACGAATTCGGTGTATATGTTTTCACAGTGCTTACCACCATAGTCTTTGAAGCCATATCGTTTCAAACGTTCTTCAACCTCTGACCTGTCAAACCCATAATGAAACGGCCTAACCTGTTTAATCCCTCTCCACCATGAAAGTAATTGATCCTTGAAAGTGAACAACGGATAGTTGTGCAGGGAATCGGATTCAAAAAACTTGCCTCCCATATACCACGCATAAACCGACCGAATGTATTCAGCATCCATATACGTCCACTTAGCTGGTGTACTACCCTCAGTTCTGAAGTCGTGACCATTCAAAATGTATTTGATCCCGTATTTGTGCGCGGTATCGTACATCAATTTTGTCATTGCAATGTCATTCGGTATGTCCGCATCCGGCAAACCAGCAGCAAGAAACGCATCATTGAGCCTGTCGTATTCCGGTTTATTCACGGAGTAAACAATCATGTCAACATTGCAAATCCTTTTGAGAAGTTCCATATTCTCCTTTGCCTCCGGCGCGTTCCATCCATTATCAAAGTGGATAACAAGCGGCCTGAGATTCCATAATCGGACGGCAGCGTAAAGCAAAACAGCACTATCCCAACCACCCGAAATACCAATGAGACAATCGTATTTGTCTTTTCTTCCTTTGTGTTGGATCTTTTCAAGTAGCGGTTTCCAATCTTCGGGACTTGCGTTTGCTTCTAAGGTATCGTGAAGTTTGCAGTATTCACATTCACCATCTTCATGTATAGTTACAAATGATGAATCGAAAAGGCATCTATTACATGTTATCATTTATTATTTACTATTTGATTAAAGATTAACGATTCTGGAAAATGTTTATCCAAGAAATCGTCAGCAAAGGTATATTTTTTACTTGGTAGTAAACCGTTCCAATGGTCTTCAAATTTATGTTTGTTTTCCCATAAACCACAAGAAATCGAAAGTGCGTGAATAGTTTTATCTTCAACCAACTTAATCTTTTGTCCGGTCTTCAACATCATTTGGTACATTGACCAGTCAATTGATTTATTCAAACCAGAATCAAGCGGACTCCAATTAACTGAGTCAAGGTATTTAGATGAAATTAAACGACCAATGCCAATCGGCTCTTTTGCGCGCTCCTTTGATCTTGCGTCACCACTAGAGGCATATCCGGGCCAATACGCAAGGCGACTTCTGTTTTTAGAGAAGTCAGCAAAGTGACAACCCGCCACACCAACCATTGCGCTATCTTCCAATTGTGCAGCCATTACATCAATCCAATTATTACTGAGCCAGTCGGACGAACCAACAAATAAAACAGCATCGGGACTTAGTGATTCAGCATGGCGAAAAGTCGCGTTCCATTTGTCGGATAGATATTTGTTATTGTGATTTACCCATTCACAACCAGCAGACAAAACAAATTGCTTCGCGTCCTTTTCATTTCCAGCGCAAACAACTTGCGACACACCATTCTTTTCAAGCAACCTTTTAATAGTAAGCTTCAAAAGCGGGAGCCTACCAAATACCGGAATAACGGCAACTACTTTCATTTGTAAATCGGGTTTCCTGTTCGTTTAAAAAGTTCGTTTGTATAGTGACGTAGCTTAGAAGAAATCAAAGTTCTTTGTCTATGTGTCTTTTCTGCAACGTGTTGGTTGAGCATAACTAGACGAGCCTTTTTTAGTTCGTCATCAGTGAAGTGTTCTAGATTGTAGCCCATGATTAACGTGGTTTAACTATTTTCAATTCGTTGTCATTCATAAACCAAGTAGCATCATCAAAGGTACATTCATTTATCAAACCACCTTTCGATCCACCTGATGACAATATCGAAAATGTATGAATGTTTGCCGGTGCTCCATCCTTGTTGCTCTTAACGTCCGATATATGAATTCTATCATCAAAGGCAATACACATAGGGGCAAACCCATTCCAAACAAGATTGAGTTCTGAATGATGGTCAAGACCTTGCTTCGCTTTGTCCGGCCATAAACCGAGGAACATCACTTCACCTGAACGTTGAGCATACCCATAAGAGCAAAGATAATTCGCAACCGACACCTCAACACATTCGCGTGAAGATTGAGCGTAGGTAACGCCATGAATCTTTAATTCACGTTTCATAATTATGGGCTGTCGAACACAGGTCTTTTCAATCGCGTGACGGGAAACATAACGACCTGCACCGATTAACTTGTTTTTCATTTCGTACCTATGCTTCAAAGCCTTTCCGGTCTTTTGTTCAATGAAGGCGTTGATGTTGGTTCCGAGGTATTCGGGCCTGTAAGCTGATGCGCACCAATATATGTAATGGAAATACTCATCACTCATTGAATCATCGTCACCCATAATGATAAACCCTTCGAATTCTGAAACTGAGTTGTAGGCGTATTTCAAAACTTCGTTCCACTTAAATCCAGGTACATTGTCAATTGGTCCAACAGGATGCACCCACGGACATTCAACAGACCATTCAACAGCCAGCTTTTCATCTTCAGGTGACGAATACCCAACAATCAAATGAGTGTAAATCTGGTCTTTGTTCAGTCGTTTGGCACACTCGAATATCAATGGGGATATGTGAGGGCGGTTGTTGAGACAGGTTATTATTGCGATCATTCGTCTTCGATTGTTAAATATTTTTCAATGAATAGAACCGCTAAGATTAAAACCAAGTCGGTCAAAAATATCTCTCGCATGCAAGGAACTCCCCATATCCATAAAAGAAGTAAAGGGATAGCCAGAACAACGAACAACCCACCACAGGATTGTATAAAGTGTAATTTTTTCATAGGTCTTTAAAGGTTTTTATTATCTTCGTTTCCCTCCCCTACTATATCAAGAACATCATTGACATCAATACCGGAAGCCCTCATTTTAAAGAGTGATCTTGCAGTAATATTTTTGGGTCTTGCCCTGTATCGTTGCGCTGTGTTAAGCGATACCCCGATACACTTTGCGAATTCCTTATCAGTCCCGTAGTGGAACTGAACAAGGTCTTTCATTCTTTTGTAGTTCATAGGTTTTG